TTATTTGAAATTGAAAGGATCTTGTATTTCTTTGTAATCAAAGCATTTATTTATACATTCAATTAAGCAATTACGATCTTCATTAACGGATGTGTTTGAATCATATATGATTTTTTTAATTGATTCATATTCGCTAATGAAAACGCTGACTTTATAATTACCTCCATTGCTTTGGCTTTTTTTTATAAAATCAATTAAATCATCTATTTTATCATCTTGATCTCTTAATTTTAATATTCTTTTTCTTAATTTCTCTATCAAATCATTAAATTTATTATCATCTTTTAAAATCCAACCAAAAACCTCAAGTTCTTTTAATGTATCTTCTAGGGTTTTAATTGATGAGTCTATTGATTGTATTACATTATTTACACTTTTTTTGCATAATTCATTTTTTTCTCTTCCCGCTGGGAGAAGAGCGATTGAAAAACGATCAATTTTATTTCTTTCAACATGAGATATTTTACTCTCAATATGATCAGTAAATTCATCTAAACGCATCATGTCTATATTATTATAATTTACGATTCCCCTTAACATAGGCGGTATCTTATTTCTTAGTTCTACAGCTAAATTAAATCCCTTATTACGCAAACCTGGACTTAGCCAATCCTTAGCATTCCATGCTGCATACAAAGCAGCACCAGCCATCACAACGTTAGCGGTACTACTAACCCAATCAGATACACTCCCCCATTCAAATTGACTCAATCTGAATGAATTATAAATCACACCCAACGCAAGAATTGATATGGGGGTTAGCAGTACTACTATGGTCCAGCGAAAGTACTTCATGGGTTGTCTCTTTTCTAGATTATGAATTTAATAAATCACTTATTGATGTGCGGAAAACTTTTTTAGATGAGTGATAATTATCAAGGATCTCATTAAAAATAGTGGCGATGTTAAGAATTTTAATTGTAGCATCAATAGCTTCTCTAGTGTTATCTTCATAATGTCCTGAAATAGATTGAACTTCCTCTAATATTTCTTTTGTTTTTTTTACTGATGATTGAATTTTTTTTATTTCCTCTATAAAGTTACTGTCTATTTTGTAGCCTAATCCTTGTATTATTATTAGGTTTGATTCTATTGATGATATCTCTCTACTAATATTATCTATTTTATTAATTTTCTTTATGTATGTTTCTTCGTCGCTTTGTGTGTGTGTAGCAACCTCTTTAAATGTATTTTCCAGCTCAAAAAGAATAGATTCTATATCTTTTATACATTTAACTAATTCGTTAAAACTAAAATTTCTTTTTAATGGTGTTAGCCAATCTTTTGCATGAAAAGCCGCATACAATGCAGCACCAGCCATCAATGTGTTAGCACTGGCACTAACCCAATCCGCAATGCTTTTCTCAAATACCCAAGCATCGAGAAAGCAGATTACTATAACACCAAGCGAGAAGGCGATGAGATGTGTTATGTTAACGAACCTCTTTAAAAACTCCCAACGAAAGTACTTCACTTATCTATTCCTTAATGAATTATTATCAGGAGATGCTGCGAAATATATGTATATATAGAAAAATATAGCAATAATAATTATTGTGCTTACGGAGATAAAAAAATAATCCTCGCTCATTTGAAATGCTGAAAACTCTATTGCTATGCTCCAAAAAATTAGAATTACCATATAAGATGCGTCATTTAGTTTAGAAATTGAAAAGCGTTTTTTTTGTGGTTCTGGTATGTGAGTTTTATGTAAATTACCAGAGAAAAGTAACTCCAGTTTGTTGACATGAAACTCCCAATTATTTTGCCAATACTTTCCACTTTTTGCATTTAATGACATAATTATGGTAAGGAAATAGCCTAGAAGTGAAACTATAAAAACAACAATTAATATTTTTAATTTTTCTGATTCAAGTGATTTACTAAAATATGCTGTAGTGGTTAAACCGAGAAAGGTTATTAATGCCGCAGTTAAAGTCCAAAAATATGTTGCTCTCTTCCAATATAGTTCAATTTCAAATTTTCTTATGTCATGAGATTTGTTATAAGCCTCTCGTAATTTATCAATATCTTCTTGGGTAAAGTAATCTCTATACTGTAACTCATCTCCTAATATACTAATGAAATAATTCCTATTATTGCATAAATGTGGGTGGTGCGAACGCCCGTCATAGCTTTCTTTGAAGTCATATTTTTTATTATTTGATTTTCCCTTTCCTCTATAAATTTCACAAAACATAGTTACTCCATTCTTAATGTTTATAATGCTTCAAGTACATTTCAACAAACACATCACGAGGTTCAACCTCATCGCCTTTGTTGGCAAAAAGCTGTTTCTTGAATTCATAGATGATTGTGATTTCGTTCTCACTCAGGGGTGAACGCCCGTCATAGTTCACGAATGAGCAGATAGACTCGCTTAGTTCTTTGATATCCATATAGTTACTCTCCATGTAGAAAAATCATGCTATCAGTAGTTTATTAGTTCATCAATACCGATCGACATTACCTATTGATGTTACGGCTATTGATAGATTTTAATAGATAAAAACGATCGTAAATCAATTATCGATCGTTTTTATCGATCATAAACATAAGGATGTGATACCATTCAGTACCGTATCGTATTGAAAAAAGGAAACTATTCATGATTAAATTGTTTTTCTTCATAGTCTGCTGTGCTTTGGCTATCGTTGCTTACAGGAGAGTAGCCAAGCGTCTGAGGTCTAAGGGCTGGGGGAGTTTTTCAGTACTGGTAGTTTCACTTCCGGTTAGTTTCATGGCCTTCGTGATCTCCATCGGCATAACTCAGGCCGTCTTACCAACCGATGAAACAGCGGGTAGTACTGCATCAACATCGGCAGGAACAGCAGATACAACACCAGTGACAGAAAAGCCTAAGTACAAGAAAGTGACTATAGGGGGTGAGAGCCTAACCTATGACACAGCAAACCCCACAGAAGTGAAATTGGTAAATCAGATTCGTGAGATGTCGCCATCATCAGCAGACTTAGGTACGGCAGTATTGATCTTTACAAAGTACGGAATATCTTTATCTGCGTGGAATAACATCATGGCAACTTCTCCATGCATCCGTGATGCCAAGTATGAAGAACAGTTAATAAAGCCGCTGTATGACTCAATGACACAAGGTTATGGTCAGGAGTACCGACAATCTCGTAGTAGTAATTTCCCCAAGATATGGGATCACCCAAATTGGAGAACAATGTACTACGAGCAGTACGCAATCCCAAAGACTAAAATTGCCAATAGGATTATTTCGTGTTCTTGGGGAGAGGCACAACAATTACCAGAACATGCAGTACGTCCTAAGCCAGAACTGTACAATGAGAATCCGAATATTATAACTAACAAGTACCATCCATTTTTTCATAATCAAGGCAGTTATTGATTTTAGCGGTAAGTGTCAACACTAGGGAATATCACTACTACTGAAATAATGAGGATGATGGTATGAAGAATATATTAATTACAGCACTACTATTAACTGTCACGATGACAGCACACGCCAATGATGCTTTCAGCAAAGCACTGGATGATCAGCTATCGGCCTGTACTAACAAGGCTGAGAACACCTTAGCGACGAATGAATGTTTCAACGCTGGCCTGAAAGCATGGGATGCTGAGTTAAACAAGCAGTACAAGCTACTATTAGCCGATCAATCTGATGAGTTCAAGAATAGCCTTAAGAAGTCACAGGTAGCATGGATAAAGTACCGTGATTCATATATTCAGGCTATGCAGGCATTCTATAAACAACAAGATGGCACGATATGGGGTACTATCATGTCAGATGCTAAATTACGAGTGACACGCGATAAGGCTATTGAACTGTACAAGTTACGTACCAGTACAGATCTTGAAGGATAATATGGGAAGTACTGGAACCGCTATAGTTCCAGTACTTAATTTTACTGATGGTAAGCATATAACCTAAGTATACGGTCAATATGAATAATATCTTTTTCTATCCCGTCTAATACAGGATTACCATTTCTTGATCTATTTGTTATTTCGTTAAGCAAATATACATTACGTATAGTTTCTATTCTATCAAGATCAATATCTTCATAAGAAGGAACAACACAGGCCGGCCAATAAAATACATTTTCATCAAAATACTTTGACCATTTCTTATAAAGATTCTGTTCACTATTTTTTCCATTTGTTAGGTAAACAGAAACAGCAGCAATAACATCAGCTATTTGTATTCCATGATGCGTTTTAGAATCAGAAAGTGAGATCTGTTTCTCTAAATTAAATGTTAGAGGGATTTTTTTTCTTAACACTGGGTTGAACAATTTTTCTGTGCGATTGATCATTGCATTAAAAATCTCTTGATCATTAATTAATGGCTTAGAGCTATCACATATAGCAGTTATTTGTTCGTACTTAGTTCCCCAATCAGCTAAGAGTGTAAACAATGAAGTAGTTGTAAGATCTAAGATCCACTTCATGTGCCCATCACCTTCCAAGCTAGAAAGCTCCTCTTCAACTTTACTCTTGTTTAAATTAGTAAAATCAATTATATCTTGAAATACTTGAGTGCGTCTGTCATTCTTCGGTGACGTTAATAGTACGCTTAGTTCTTTTTTAGAACGCATAATATCTTCGAAGTCATGGTACAAATCATGAGCTGTTTCGTCTTTGGCTATAAATTCAACATGAAGATAATTAGAAATAAATAGGTGGAAGTTAAGGTTGTAGAATATAGAGCTTTTATTCGCTATGACAGGTTCAAAAACATATTCAAAAAATTTACCCGCCAATGCATATTTTTTATCACTAATCGTACTCCGCATTCTACCATGGAAATGTGTTAGAATCTCATCTACAGCCCTGTGACATTTCGAACTATTCAGTAATCGACTTCCTTTAAGCTCACCATTCTGTATATTGTATTTCTTAATTATACCTTCAACTATATCCTTACTTTCTTCAGCATCAGTTGCAACTGATGCATAAGAAAAAAATTCCTGATTTGGGCTTAGTAAATTGTCGCCTGTAAACCCAGACTCATCAAAGTATATTTTTTGTGACATGAATTAATCTCGTTTTGAAATTAAAAATATAGGTATATAATGATTAGCACGATATTAATAACGCCATGCTTATCATTTATGTTTTCTTGTACTGCAACGTATTACATTATCACTTTATAATGATAAAAAGAATGATATATTAGACCAACCAATGCATAGAGATGAACACAGTGTTTGAGATAATCGATACGATTAGTCATGGATCACCAGTACTGTACATATTATATGCATATATTATGTTCAGATATCCATTGTCACTTACTTGTGTTCTAACGTTCATTGCTGGTTTTGTGATTATTAATACGCATAGTGAATTAGTATCTGCATGGGTATTTGGTGGATTTTTTATCATAGTGTCTGGATACTTTATAATAACATTCATTCTTTATAAGATAAGAATGATGTTATAGTACGGATAATATACCATTTAAACGAAATATGAAGCCATCAGAACGTTACAGTACTTTCAAGCCATCCACACAGTAATTAAAATATAACGCTGTACAGAGCGATTCAGGAGCTTTAAAAGGTACTCCTGAGCGATATCCCCTTGCGTAGTTTCGGCACCGCATGTTCTTTCACGTATGTATCGTTTTTGATCAATCCCGCCACGACACTTTTCATAATTGAGAATTATTCTCATCAATGGGCACACCCCCCTATTAATAGATCTTTAATATAATGATCATAGGGTGTGCCCACAGTCATACTTAACAATGCAGTTAATAGAAGAAGATAAATAACTGAGAAGCAGTCAAGGAACGCCACAGGAGAAACACACATGGCACTCAGTTATCGATCAATTGCCAAACAGTACGGCTACGACGAGTCTACCATTCGCCAATCATGGGCAAAGAAAGGAATGCCCGATCCAAAATCAAGTACTGAACAGGAAGTACGGCAGTGGATAGTCACTAACATTTTAAATCCACTACGCGATACGGATACTCAGGAACAAATTCAACGTGAAAGGCTGCGTAAATTAACAGCAGAAGCTGAACAGGCTGAAATATCAGTACGTCAATGTATGGATGAGCTTATTAAAATCACTGTGGTACAAAATGAGCTTTCATCGTATCTAAAGCGTATACGTGATCATCTCAGGACTATCCCTAATAAAACCTATTTGGAATTATTTGAACAAGAAAAAGCAATAGATATAAAGAGATTACTTCAGGAACGGATTGATGAAGTACTGAATGAATGCGGCAGATTCAACTATGAACCTCCGCAAGAGGAAAACAACAAGGAAGATGAACACACAGAAGATAAAGAGGATAATTAAGCAATCCCGCAATAGTATTCTACCCCCACAAAAGTTACTACCGAGTGAATTCGCCGAAACGCATTTAGTACTTCCAGATGGTGCCTCAGCAGGCCAAAAGATTCGACTCTATTCCTTCCAACGGGAAATGCTAGATATCATTGATGATCCACAGTACCGAAAGGTTGTATATAAAACATCGGCACAAATTGCGAAAACCACAATATTAAACTCAGCATTGTTTTACTGGATGTATACCGATTCGAGCAATATTGGTATTGCTCAGGCAACAGGTAATGAACTAAAGCAATGGAAAGCAGGAAAGATAGATAAGACTATTGAACAGATTTCAGTACTTAATAATTTAATAACAGATAAAAATGATAAACGCTATGCCAATAACGCCAACCAGATACAATTACGTGATGGTAATTTTCTGTATTTCATGTCTCTTGGTAGTCCTAATCATCTTAGGGGAAAAACACTTAAACGGATAATCCTCGATGAAGTATCAGCGGTTGACCTTAATGATCCCGAAGGAAATCCAATTAGATTAGCGGAACAGCGTATTACTGATTTTGGAGCAGAAGGTAAAGTACTTATATCCAGTACTCCGACATTTTCAGGTGATGCTATTGATATTGAGTTTCAGAACTCCGATCAACGACATTTCCATGTTAACTGTCCTCATTGTCAATATGAACACGAGTTATTATTTGAAAACATCCAATTCGATTGGGAGCAAATCGGTAATAGGAAATTACCCGATCCTAAAACGGCAGTACTACACTGCCCAGAATGTCATGAATCAATCACAGAAGCCCAACGAATCAGGATGGTATCTAAAGGTCGCTGGGTTAAACACAGGCCAGAGATATCCGATACAGCGGGATTCTATATAAATCGCCTATACAGCCCTAACAGTACTATCCAAGATATCATTTCGGAATTCCGGTTGGCATGGTACGAATATAATAACCAATCTTTTTACAATACAGTACTTGGATTGCATTACTCTGAATTACAGCAAGATCTTGAAATCATCAAACTTGAAAACCTACGTGATGATTCATTTGATATTGGAAACATACCCGATGAAGTCCTTGCAATCTGCATAGGTGCTGATCAGCAGCAAGATAGGCTGGAAAGTACTGTACTCGGATTTAATGATAAAGAACTATTCGTACTCGGACATAAGATATTTTACGGTATTAACTGTGAAGTGAAAGGTGACAAGTCATATGATCAGTTATTGGCATTCGTGAGATCAGACTTCCGTACAGTATCAGGACGCAAGGTTAAAGTACTTAAAGCATTCGTTGATTCTGGCAATGGACGAGCAACAAATACCGTCCATGCCTTTTGCCAACGTGATCCAGTACTTGAACCTATTAAGGGTTCTGGTAGTCGTACAATCCCCATGTTTCAACAATCAACAAGTAAAGGTCAGACATTCTTCAATCTTAATGTCCATGAACTGAAAACTTGGATTCGTTCACTCGTAATCAATGCCGTATCTGAAAACCCCGATGATGCACCGCTGAAAGTACTATTCAGCCATGATCTACCAGACGACTACTTTGAACAACTGATAAGTGAAGAGTTGAAACGTAAAGGTGATGGTTACTCGTGGAACCTTAAAAAGGGACAAAAGCGGAATGAAGCACTCGATTGTCTTGGTTATGTCCTTGCCTGTATGAAGTATTCACTCAGTAAATTAGGTGGGCAACCTTTTAAAGAATTACGCACATATGCGAGCAAACAAGAACTGAAAACGATAAATACTACAGAAACGAATACACCAACACCAGCTACGCCACTAAAACAACAAACACAATCACGGCGAAGTTCAACAGGGAGGTCATGGTTTGGATAAACAATTTAAACTTTATAAAGGTGAACCCTTCACCGTAAATATGCCAGCTAACAGTACTATCAGGGGAAAACCATTTAATATCAAATACACCGCAGATGAAGAACATGAATCAACATTTCAAACGGATGAGTGGAGCGATAGTCAAGTTTTAGTACTATCAGATTCAGCAGGTCACATACTTGAAATTTATAATGTCAGCGTAATAGATCCATTTTCCAGCACTGACCAATTAACACATCTTCGAGAACTACTTAACGATATTGATGCAGTTATTGATGCCCGTATAAAGAATGATAATTCACAATTGACTATCAACAATAAGACATTGATCCGTGAATCGCTAGAAGTGCTTCTAAGATTGAAATCTGATACAACTGAAAAGATAAATAAACTAAAGAAGAAAATTAAGAACACAGGCAATGAGCCATTCTTTAAATCTACTATTCATTTTAGGTTTAAATAAACAGGAACGCACATAATACAGGAGGACACAAGGAATGTGGCCTTTTCAAAATAAAAATAATAATACGCCACCACAGACAGAGCAGCATCAACCGAAAGCAAAACGAACTCGCTCATTAACACCGAATCGATTGATTCAAGAGATTAATAATTCTCGTACATTTGGTGATTCGATTGTGGGTCTCAGTAGTGAACGCCTGTCTTCAATGGGCGGGGCATATGGTAACTGGAACGTCAATCAAGTACTGAGACAAACGTTACCAAGTTTACGATCTGCGTGTCGCCACCTTTCAGTACAAAACCCGTTTGCAAAACGTTATGTCAGCCTATCAAGTAACCTTGTCGTGGGGGCAGATGGGATCACCGTCAGGCCAAGACCTCTTAGCCATGATGGTACAACAAATCAGGAGCTATCCGAACGTTTAGAAAAAGCATTTTATGACTGGTCAGAGAATGCGAGTGAATTTTCATTTGATGGATATTTATCCATCGATTTATTCCAGCAACTGGTAGAACGGACAAGGGCAATTGATGGTGAATGCTTCATACGGATTCACCGAGACAGGCAATCAGTGAAGTTTAGTATCATTGATTCCTCTCGTATTCCAAGTACTAAAAACGAACTATTACAGCATGGTCACTTTATCAGCAATGGCATCGAATATGATCAAGATGGTCGAGTACTTGCCTATCATATTGCTGATGTTCATCCATTGAACTACTCGCTACAGGTAGCATCATGTAAGCGTCTACCAGCCGATGAGATAATCCACTACTTCATTCCTGAGTTCCCCAATCAGCAGCGGGGTATTCCTGATCTGTGTCCGTCATTGAAAGCCCTACAGGATTACAACAGCTACATAGAAGCGACATTAATCGGAAAACGGATCAGTAGTTCAGCTATGGCTTTCATTAAAAATGACAGTGACAGTGGATTACTTGATGAGGATGAAGAACAGCAACGGGAATACTTTGAGTACTTAGAACCTGGCAGTATCAAGGAATTGTCACGGGGGCAATCCATAGAAACGATCAACCCAACCGCAGGTGTAGACAAGATAAGTGAATTCTCTGAAATCATCATGCAAACCATTGTGACAGGGTTAAGTACTACCAAGCAAAATCTCACTGGTGATACTGCTAATGCTTCATTCTCGGCGGCAAAAATGTCAGATCGAATACAACGCGATGGAATGAAAACCCGTAGTAATCTCATGATCTCAAAAGTACTAAAGACCGTTTATCAGGAATGGTTGAAAGTATTCATGATAAACACACTTAAAAATTTATCATTTAGCGATTTTGATAATATAAAAAATGCAGAATATATTCTGCCTAAACAAATATCCCTCGATCCAAATAAAGATGCTCAATATGAGAAAATACTTGTTGATATGGGTGTTAAATCAAAATCCCAAGTCATTCGTGATTTAGGCCAAGATCCAATTCGCGTATTTGAAGAAATCGATTCTGAGAAGGAAAAGATAAATAAAGAAGAGAATATAACAGTACAAGGAAGTACAACAGATGGAATTGAAAAAGAAGAATCAAACGAGGGAGATAAACCTATCGAGTGATGATATTTCTGATAGAACGGTGATGCTTAGTTTTAGTTCTGAAACTCCGGTTAAACGTGAAATTAATGGACAGACATACAATGAGATTCTTTTGCATGGAATGCAGAATGTAGATCTTAGTCGATTACAAAATGACGCCGCTTTGCTATTCAACCATGACTTTGATTCACTTATTGGTATGGTTGAATCCGTAAGTATTGATACGGATAAAGTCGGTCGGGCATTAGTTCGCTTTTCCGAATATGGTTTAGGGCAAGAAAAATATAATCAAGTACAGGAAGGAATACTTAATAAAGTTTCTGTAGGTTACGAAATCAATGATTATGAATTTAGAAATAATGATTTATTAATAACTCGCTGGACTCCCTATGAAGTTTCATTAGTCAGTGTTCCAGCAGACGATAAAGTAGGTGTGGGGCGTAGTATTGAATCTGATGATGAAGTACTCGAATACATTAAAAATAACCCTGAATTACTAAAGAAACTGCAAGAACATGAAGAAGAGTCGGTTACTGACAATGATGTTAGTACTGAATCAGCAGAAGAAAGTAATAACTCAGATACTGATAACGAACAAGGTGCCAGTACTGAATTCGAAGATATAAATAAAGAAGAAGCACGTATCCATGAAATTAATTCAATGGGGAAAGTGTTCGGCATTGAACAACGGATTGTTCAAGAAGCAATAAATAATAAAAAGAGCGTTGAGGAATTCAAACGCCAGATGACATTCAAGGAAGAAATACAAATGGAAAACTTTTCCCTACAAAATACAATTCGTTCATTAATTATTGGTGAACGTGCAGCAGGAGAATATAACAATCATGGTGTTGTTTTACCTGTTTCTGCTCTACAACGTACCAGTACATCACCATCAAGCGGTGGTACACTAATTCAAAGTACTATTCAGTACGATTCATTCATTGATGTTGTACGTCAAAACAGCGTATTGAAAAACTTCCCTGTGAAGATTTTCAGAGGATTAGAAGGTGATGGTAATCTTGAATTGCCAATGCTCTATGATGATTTTACGGCTGGTTCTGGTTTTGTCGATGAAGATACCGCAGCAGTTGATTCAAACGCACAATTCCAAAATATTGTTTTAACTCCCCGTACTTTTTCTACTGGAGTTTATCTTACCCGATTACTACAGAAGAGTACCGAAGCAGCAGAGCGTCACTTAACTGAGACAATTATTTCTGGAAGTGCTGAGAAAATAGAACGTGCTGTATTCTCTAAAATCTTAACAAATGCAATGAAAGAAACTATCAAAGTCGCAGATCTAACCTATGAACGAATCACCAAGTTGATCGGTGATATTGGTGATATGAAAGTATCCTCAGATAAACTTTCTATCGTTATGTCTCCAAGCCTAAAGGCAAAATTAAAAGCTATTCATATCACACCAGAGCAATTCCTCATTGATTCTGATAATCGTATGTTAGGTATTCCCGTTTACGAATATGTTTTTGCAGCAGCAGATCGTGATCAATTTATTATTGGTGATTTCAGTCAGGTAGTACTTGCAGAATGGTCACAATTAGCAATTGACCGTGATGATACTACCAGCCGTGCAAAAGGTGGTGTTCATCTTCGTGTATTCGCAGATATAGACTTCAATATTACTCGTCCTGAGTATTTCACTGCTGTCAAAGTGACCACGGCCTAATATGTCTGGGGCATTTAATCAAAATGATGCCCTAATATTACTGAATACGTTTGGTGAAGATTTAGTACTGGATAATAAAACAATAAAAATAATCCACGAACAGGAAGAAGTAGTTTTTGAAGATATGATAGTACAACAAAACTACTTCACGACACTAAGAGATTCAGTAAAGGTAGGGCAGCATTTTTACATTAATAGCACTGAGTATGTCATTGAGAATATTCAGGATGACTTATCAGGACTGGTTAATGTGTACTACCGGAAAGCAACAGGAACGAAATTATGATGATGTATCAAATACAACAAACAATTACATCATTATTATTGTCTGAAAAGAATATAGTACTTAATAATCCATTCAAAAGACAATTACAGGATGGACAGCAGTATACGTTGTTTATTGGCGATATGATTGAAACATATACGCCAGTCAAAATGGGTAATCACATTCAGGCAGAGTTGAATATTGATATCGTCATTGTGGGTACTGATGAAGTATTGAATAACAGTACTCTTATTGATGTACTTTCAGTTATGAATTCACAACAATTAAAAATTGCATTGATTGAAGAAAATGTAAATGCATCCAGTATTAACCATGAATCTACTGAACGTGTGATATCGGATGACAGTACTGAACTGTATGAATCAAAACGATGTGTCTTTAAATTAATCTACACATATTCACAATCTAAGATAAATAATGATGAGCAAACAGGTGAGTAACGGATTACTCACTATTAATAAAAGGATTTTAAAATGGCAATGGATATTTTCGCAGGTGCGAATATTAAAGTTGAACTAGGCACAGCAGGAAGTACAGTATCAAGTACTTTTGAGGTGATTCCAGAGATCGGCGTTTTTCCAACAAGTGGTTCAGAGAGTACAGTGATTACAGTAAAATCATTTAATACTACATATGACAGAAAGCTATTAGGATCTCGTCAAGTTCCAGATATCACTCTGAGTGTTAGCTGGCTTCCTGATAACGCAGTACATGCGAAACTCCTACAGGCAAGTGAGAATCAGACTCGTGTACAAGTACGTATTACCTACTATGAGAATGCAACCAATACTACTGGCTATTCAGTTGTGTACAATGGATTTATTTCAAAAGATAACGTGACGGGTGATAAAGACCAAGCCGTTATTCGTGAATTTACACTGTCGGTAGATGGTAAAGCCGTAGAATCAAAAGTACTAACAGGTGAGTAATATGAATTTTCAGGAACTCATCAAAGTACTTGGTATCAAGAATCATAAATTTGAAATTGAAGGTATTGAACTATACATTCGTTTACCAACATTACTTGAATATGCTGAATGTGATACTCAGATTAAAACCATAATGAATTGTATCGTTAATGTTGATGGTAAAAAAGTATTCAACAGTGAAGAAGAAGTAAACCAACTGGATTTTCAGTACTACACAAAAATCTACCAGAAGATTAATGATCTATTCATTGAAGCAATGTCAAATATGGAAAAAAAGTAAAAGGCGATCCTGTCTTACACTATGCATTAAAACAAATAAACAAAAAGGGCATGGGATATGAGGAAATCATGTCCATGCCCTTTTTACTTTATCAGTACTTAATGGTTCTTGATGCACTTATTGAGCCATCGGGTGGTTATATTGAACAATTACGGCATGGGCAAGTACTATCCGCTATATATATGGCGAGTGGTCATGTTGGTAAGAATGACTATGACAAATTCACGCCTTTATCACTTGCTGATATGAATGGTTTGATTTCAGGGAAGACACAGGAAGAACTAATACAGGATCGCAAAAAAGAAAATCATAATAAAATAATGTCATTGTTTGACATTAAGGAAAATAGCGATGGCAAACAATAATCAATCCATGAACTTTACTATTACGGGTAACTCTCAGGGACTTGTTAATGCGTTAAATCAGGGTGGAAATGCGTTTCAACAATTTGGCAATAATGCCGGAGGTATCTTAGGCCAGCTATCGGGCAATTTTACGTCAATGACCAGCGGTGTGATGGGATTATCCGGTGGTCTTGTTGGATTCGCGGGAGCGGCGGGTTTAGTCGTTGGCGGGTTAGCAACATTGATATCAGGAAGTGCCGATTATGCCAATCAACTGAATGAGATATCACGTAATTCAGGCTTAACGGTCGAAGACCTGCAACGTCTACGCACTCTCTTTCAGGGGCTTGGTCTTGATGTTGAGAAATTTGGTGATTTGAACCGTGATGTACTCGACCACTTAGGGGATGCGTTCAGGGATGGTTCAGGACCGGCAGAAGATATGAAAGCCTACGGACTAAAACTGAATGAATTTAATCAGTACTTGAACAAGCAAAACGGCGGGATTGAGGCATTAACTCATGCCTACTACAAACTACGTGATGCAGGTAAATCAACCGCAGAAATCACAAACATGCTTGAAACATTGGGTTCTGATGGTTCCAAACTGGTGGATGTGCTGAGGCAGTATAGCAACCAGCAGGATTTCCTTAATGCACTACAGAAGCAGCATGTTGGCCTGACAAACGATAACGCCCGTGCGTACCGTGATTACGAGAAAAATGTACAGGCACTGAGTGAATCATTCAGTACATGGAAGGCTAATGCTTTGGCACCTACTGTCATTGAGATCACTAAACTATTCGACCTTTTGAACAAGGACTGGACGGGTTCAGATTTCAGCGAAATGTTACGCCAGTTTTGGTATGGCGGTGATACCGCTATCGCCAAGTTATTCCGAAAGCTCGATGGTGTTCAGGAAGTGGGGTACTCAATTGATGTGACAACCCGATTAGATAATCAGGCTAAGGATTTACTCGATTTCGTTAATAACAATACTAAAAAGCCAGAAGTAACACCAAAGGGTGGATGGGTTAATCAGGAGCAGGAACGAGCAAAGGCAGAAGCCGCAGCCAAGAAAGCCGCAGCAGAGGCCGAACGCCTTAAGCTGAAACAGCTACAGGCACAGCGGGAAATACAGAATCAAATGTCACAGATTGGCATCAGTGATTCAGCCGTTCGTATCCAGCGTTTCAATTACCAGTACGATGAAATGGAGCGTAAGTTAAAAGAAAACGCCAAAGTAACAGGATTAACCGAACAGGAAACGACTGAGTTATTGACCAAGCAGTATGCAGCACGTAGTCAGGCATATAAGCAGATGGTTGATGAAATGATCAAGGAAACTGACCCAGAGAAACTACAGAAAAATCTGGCTGCGATTGGGGATAATCTCAGTACTGAACAGCGTTCAGATCTCTTAAAGAATATGAATAAGAACGCTGGCATTGATCGGGATGATAGTAATCCGTTTGATACGCGTGGCATGGGACTTGATTTAGATGCATTACAGGAACAGTACAATAACGAGTTAATACTTAACAATCAGTTACTGGCGAATAAGACATTAAGCCTTGAGCAGTACCTTGAACGTAAGAAACAGCTTGAGGGCAAGTATAATCAAGACAGTATGGATCTGATGGTTAATCAGACCAACGCTCAACTTTCCATGATGGGAGGAATGGCGAACTCATTAGGCACGATTCTGTCAGGTGCCTTTGGTAAACAGTCTGGTGCTGCGAAAGCCGCTTTTGCTGTCAGCAAGGGATTAGCGATAGCAGAATCCATGATAGCGATACAGCAGTCAGTAGCAAAAGCAATGGCGTTAGGCTGGCCTATGGGGATCGCGGCAGGTGCTCAGGCATTGGCACAAGGTGCCAGTATTATCAGTACTATCAAAGGCACTACGGTAGGTCAGGCACATGATGGTATCGACAATGTACCCAATACGGGAACATGGAACCTTGAAAAAGGGGAACGTGTTGTTGGTGCGGCTTTGAACCAAGACTTATCACGATTCTTGAAGTCTTCGGATAATAGCAGTACTGGAAATATTGAAATTAACGCACCGTTGATTGTTCAAGGTTCTGGTCAGCTTACCGATGCTGAATTCAATCGGATGTTATATAAACACCGTGACTCGGTGACACAGGCAGTTCGGCAATCACAGCAACGAAACACTTGATGGTTGAGAACCATTCTCATTAATGGGCACACCCCCCTATTAATAGATCTTTAATATAATGATCATAGGGTGTGCCCACTAATCATACTCAAAATGCAGTTAATAGGGCTGTGGGGGCAATGGGCAGTACTGAATCCATCCAACTACACACCACACACCGAATCCAGTACTACCCCCATAAATACTACATGATAATAATAACTATAAGGAAGTTATGTTATGGACAATTTTTTAATCAGTAGTTTTGTACTGTCTGATAATCAACCCATGTATAAAAATCAAGCCAATTCAGGCCGTTTGATTCAACGTTCAACGGGAATTCAGTACTTTGATATTAGTTTTCAGGTAAGTTTAAATATTGAAGATAGATTGAAGTTTCAACAATGGATTGCAGAGTATAGTCAGGGGAAACCGTTTGAAATGTCTCTTGGGTGGTATTCAATGTATAACGGCATCCAGAAAGACACAGTAACAGTACTGAACGCCGCCAATAAGAATACCTATAAAATAACCTGCGATTCCAATCTTGAAGTGGGTACATTGATTCAATTCTCAGGCCATAAGAAGATTTACCGAATCATTGCTAATGATGGTGAAAATCTATCGATATTCCCCAACCTACGGCAATCAGTACAGGAAAATGAAACAATCAAGTATAACGATATTAAAGGTACTTTCATTCTGAATGTCGATAAGAACCAATACCAGTACAAATCGGAGAAGGTATTACAACAGATGTTCACAGCGTTTGAGGACATTACAGCATGATAATCGATGAATCACTACTCACCAACAAGGATTTACTGGAGTACTGGAATCTTACCAGAGGACACAATAAAACCCGCCTTACGGAACAAGAAATCTATTCAATGGGAATTGTTGTTAAATGTATTGATGTTATACCGGTTAACAGTCCTGCATTTTTTCTAACGGATGCTTATGTAGATATTGAGGCCAATGGTGTGACATATATCTCCAGTCCTGATTTCCTTGATTCAAGTTTCAGTACTGTAACGGAGAAGAAAGACATTAATAATAACGGTACGTCATTCAAAGTATCGAACGTACAGCAATCATACCTCTCAATGGCTCTAAGTGGCGTTTTGAATAATGCAAAGGTTCACATATACATGAGCATTCTTAACCCCGCCAATGGCCTTATGATGTCACACATACGCTATTTTACGGGGTATATCGATGGGTTTAGTACTGATATTAATCCACTTGAGGGTAAGAATGAGCTAACTATCAATATTAACAGTACATGGAAAAAGTTAGATCAGACACAGCGAGTACTATCCAGTACTTCAGTACATCAATCGGTTCATAAAGGGGATAAGTTCTTTGATCTTATCGGTGTGGTACAAAGCAGTCAGATATGGAAATCTTAAAATATATTCAAAGCCTACTCAATCAGGAATTACTCTACGGTATTAATGATTGTCATATCCTTGCCCTCACGATAATCGATATCACGTTAGGTACAGCATATAGGGATATCTATTATGGGAAATATGACACCCCTAAATCCGGTTGGTTATATTCCAAGAATACAGCATACCCAACATTACGCGAACTACTAAATACTGTAGGAATTAAACACGCTATTCCAAGTAATGGATGCATATTACTTACGGGAAATCATGCCAGTACTTATTGGAATGGGAAGGTTTTAGTACTCAATAACAACAAATACGAATTAGCACATTTCTGTTCATCGGATGAATGGGAGATTTATTATATAGGGAAATAAAGTATGGCAGTAGCAGCAGCAGTAGGGGCTATTATCGCTGGTTTGAGTGCCGCAGGAGCCGCCTACGCAGCATCATTAACAATGGGATGGATTATTGCGGCAGGTGTAGCCGCAGCAGCAGCCTCTTATCTTGCCTCTTCAATGATGATGAAAGTGGGAGACTTAGGTAATACACAGTACTCAAGCACATCAAGCCAATCATCACGTTCAACATCGCCAAGTACGGGTATCCCGATTGTATATGGTGGTGAACATGATGCATTGATTAAGACAGGTTCAATTATTGCATGGCAGAATGTTCAAAATGATCAGAGTAATTACCTCTGTACTGTCCACTGTATCAGTATTGGTGAGGTCGATAACTTCATCAATCAGTTGTACTTTGACAATGTGGCAGTACTTGGCACGCCAATTACACAGGAAGGGATTGTTTCTTCCGGTTACATCAGAGAACGTTTTAGGCCATATCTGCAACTGGAAGTACGCTTTGGCGGCAAGCAATATGATGATTCAATGTCACTTGCAAAACAGTACGGCGGAAGCCGCTGGACTGATGAAATGCGGGGTGATGGCCTTGTTACTATCACTTCTGTCATTCGCAAGACACAAGACAGTCAAATTGATGGGATTTTGGTTAATTATAATTATGCTCTCGCCGTTGAAATGCGAGGTCGTAAGATTAATGATGTTCTGACTAATACGATTAAAACGTCTTCAAATCCTGTATCAATCCTCACCGATTATATTACGGATAATTACTTCGGCTTAGGCATTGATCCAGCAGATATTGATACAGACAGTTTCCGAATAGCAGCACAGTACTGTGAGAATAATCAATTAAGATGCAATGGTACTATCAGTTATGATAAATCATTTAAGCGTAATATAGAGTCGATCTTACAGACATTTGGTGGCGTACTCTATCAGTCTGGAAGTAAATTTAAGATTGCACTGGATGTTGCCGATTTGCCTGTCGCATCTTTCAATGAAGATAATATCATTGGTTCAGTACAGCTAAATTCAGGAAGTCAAAACGATTATTATAACTGTATTGATGCATCCTATACCAATCCTAAAAATGATTATGCCAATGATGTTATCCGTTTCCCAAGTGACATTATGGAATCGGGTATTCTTGTCAAAGACGGGACTATCAAAAAGAAAGATGAAGACTACCTATTAGTTCAAGATAAAGGACAATTAGCATTCCTTGTAAATCCAGAGATTTTAAAATCAAAATACGTTAACAGTACTATCCAGTTTAACACCTATGATGCATTGAATGTTTCAGTATGGGATGTTATCACTGTCACCTATGATGAATTAGGCTATGTTGATAAGAAATTTAGAGTAGCAAGTAAAACACTACCATTCTCCGCAGAACAAATCGGCCTATGCCAATTATCATGTGTTGAGTACTATGATGAAATCTATGAAGGTACTGACACTGGTATATTCCCACAGGATGGATTTAAAACTAATCTACCTGATGCAAGTACGGTAATCGCTCCTGCCAATATTCAAGTAGTTAAAAAAGGCACTTCATCGAATGGGAATATTGTTACTATCACATGGGATCATAGTACTGATCATAATCTTGCCGGATACTATGTAAAATATCGTGAAAGTACTTCAAGTAGCTGGATTGAAATTGGTTCAGTAAACAAATACACCTCATCGTTTGAAATATCATTACCAACAAATCGTGCTTATCAATTTTCCGTACAGGCATATAATAATTTAGGCTATGTTTCAGCACTAACCAGTACTGGAAATGTAATTCCTGAATACAGTTTTAGCCTTCCATCAATTACAGGATTGAGATTATTAAACTCAACAACCAGTACTTTGATTACCGATGCACAGGATTTTCGTTTTCAATGGGATGAACAAAGTCATTTGGTTGTGAATGGTAAAAAATTCAGTGACTACTTCAGATACTACGAAGTCAGATTGTACAATGGCAGTACTTATATTAGATCATTTAATGTTACATCAACGAGTTTTGATTTAACTCATGATTTGAATACTGCCGGACGAAAACCCACTATTGGAATTATTGCTCATGGATTTAATACAGGAACCTATTCCGCAGAAGTTAAAGTTACCGTAGAGAACAAACAACATGCCATACCATCAAATGTATCTGTGAAAGGTGGTTTTGGTAGCCTATACGTTTCATGGGCTAAGACTACTGAAAAAGATTACGCAGGCACACAAATTGCTATTGTTGATAGTACAAATAGAAGCACCGTAACGAATACTACTGAAAGTGAATTCACAAGTATTAATCTCGATGATGGTACATATAAAATCCGAGTGGGACATTATGACGTATTTGGTACTGATAATATCATATTCAGCACCGAGCAAACTGTTACTATCAAAAGTGACTATCAATTCTCACAGGAAGATGTAAACAACATTCAGGACTTGTTAGATCTGAGTGGGGAACTATCAACAGTACTTGATAACGCTAAAGGATATGCAGATGATCAGATGGCTAATGCTATACAAACAGCAAATACCAATACCACAACTAAGATCGCACAGGTTAAGAGTGAAATAATCACTGATACGGGAAATAAAATATCGGCGAGTGAGACAAAATTAACAACGTCATATACAAATGCAGATAGTGCGTTAAATCAGAAAATCACCACACTTGAGACATCAACGAATAATAAAATATCAGATGCAAACAGTAAAATCACAACATTGGAAAAAACAGTAAGTGATGGTGATAAAGCTAACAGCACGTTAATTACTAATTTAGACACTAAGTTTACAGGCCAGATCAGTACGGCAAACAGTAATGTTAATAATTTATCTAATGCTGTAAGTACTCAGAATGCAGCAAACGCCAATCAGTTTACATTAATAAGTAGTGAATTGAATGGTAACTTATTCATAAATCCAAATGCAGATACAACACTACCTAATGGTTTTGATTATAATGCAGTTATTGTTAATGTTAGTGAATGGCCTACAGCTCCAACTACTAATGTATATAAGGTTTCTGGTCGTGATGCTATCGGTACAAAGGCTATACCTGTTACTGGTGGTGATACGTTCAATCTTAGTATGTTTACTGCTACAGATATTCCGAATGTTTTACCAGTAGGTATTGGATTATATGTTTACGATAAAAATAGTAATATTGTTGGTTACTATTATGCGGTGAGAAGGGCTGCAAGTGATCAATGGGTTAAAATTGAAGGTACTGTAACAATACCTATTGGTGGTTCACATGCTCGTGTATGGGTTCAAATAGATCAAGGTCATACAGGCAGTAATCATTGGTATGTTACTGGTATTCAATGTAGTAATGCTAATATCTATAATAAGGTTAATGCTCAAATTACCCAATTGAACAGTACTATGGTTACAGCAGATCAAGCTAATGCTACTGCTATCAATCAAGTACAGACTAATTTGAATAATAATACTGCTACAGTTAACCAAAAAATAGATACGTCAATTAATACATTAACAAACAATATTAACAGTACCTATTCATTAACTGCTCAATCTAATGGTGTAGTCAGTGGTATTAAATTAGTGGCTAACTCTGGTGCTACTATAAATAGTGCTATTTATTTTGTTGCGGATAAATTTGTTGTTTCCCCAAGTGCTAGTACTGCTAATGCTAAGAGTCCATTTACCATTGATAGTGGTGTTGTTTATCTAAACAATGCGATGATAAAAAATGCCAGTATAGGTAATGCACTTATCGCCGATGCTTCTATTACCAATGCTAAGATCGTTAATGCAAGTATAAATACTGTCAAGATACAAGATGGAACAATAACTAATGCCAAGATTGCAAATGGTCAAATAGATCGGGCTAAGATAACAGATTCACTTCAATCAGATAACTATGTTGCTAATCGTTCTGGTATGTCCATTGATTTTAAAAATGGCTCTATATCTATAAATGGCAACAATAGTAATGGTCGAATGAAAATAGATAATAATAGCATTCAATTAATAGATTCATCTGGAAGGGTTTTATTAGAAATGGGAATTGGATAAAAATGAGTAATCCTTATTTACGGGTAAGTTACCCAAATTATAACTATACAGTAGATATTTTGCAGGATGATATTACACATATAGTTGATAGTTTTTTTACAAATGGTGTTTTAACACAACGTCAAATCCCCGCTGAGTATGTTACTCAGGGGAGTCGGTTTTATGCAATTATAACTCAAAGCCCTTATTCTCTTAATAATGTGTCTGCACTAGTTACTAATGTTCAAATATCTGCCAGCGGTCTTATTACATGGCAATACTCAGGAGCAGCTTCAACTATCCCTCAAATAATAATTATTAGGGGATGACATGGGTGCTTATATTAAGAAAAATGGAGAGGTGTTAGGTCGATTAAGTAGTCAATGTATGGTGCTTGAAGCTATTTATTCCGATCAGGATACAATTAGTCAATCCACGTTTACGCATGTTTGTCAGTACCCTATCAATGATGTTGGATATACTTGTTTCTCATATGTGGATAGTAGTTATTCTTCAAATGTAGAGCTTTTCGGCAACGGGAAGAGACATCCTGTCAGTAGTTATTCATATATGACGTATTATAATTTAACCGATAATACTATAACTGTTTGCCCGTGGTATGAAAAACAAAAAATCGCTATTTTCAGAAAAATAATGCCAAGTGATGCCATATCTAACAACGGTGTCTACTTTAATTTATATAATGAAAGCGGGGATTTGTTTTTCACATTATCAAAGCCGCCATTAATATTAACTAATTCGATACAGCTAACTGATAATCAAATACATAACATCGGGCAGCCCAATATAAACTATCAATTAGATGCTAGTAATTTAATGTGTTGTTTATCAACTCTTGGTGTTACTGATTTTGGCTTTTTTCGTTCCATAAGAACACCATTAGCGTTTAACGACTGTATAGTATCTTTTGGTCTACCAATGGGGTTTGGGGGCGAAGGTACAATGACATATACTAGAAATGTTCTTTTATCTAAAAGGATTTAGATAAATACATACAGTAGATAATAACAATAATAGGAACTAATACAAATGGATGCGACTATCGCAATTATATTGTGTGTCGTTGGTGTACTTGGTTTTTTCTGGACATTATATAGGGATAAGAAGCGTGACGGTGAAACACTCACTGATCGTGTGATTAAACTTGAGTCTGAAACTGCTCTTGTTAAGCAAAGCATCAGTACTTTGAAAACTGAACAAGAGGCACTAAAAGATAACCTTGAAAAACTCGAAGAACAACTAACACAAATTAATCAGAATATCGTAAGAATTTTGACAATACTCGATAAGTAACAGGTGGCCTCATTGTAGGCCACTTTTTTTGTCTCTCCATAAATAGATGTATAGAAATCATTATGGAGAAAATACAAATGGATTTGTATGAAAAATTAAAAAAGTATGAAGGTACTAAAGCCTATCAAACAAAGTTGGGATATTACAGAGATAATAAATTCAGAATATATAAAGATCATCTTGGCTATGAAACTATCGGATATGGTCATTTACTCATTGGGGATGAAAAACAGACATTCAAGAATGGCATAACAGAGGTTGAAGCAGATTTATTACTTCATGCAGATATCCAGCGGGCAAAGCAAGATGTTAAAAAGTTGAACATTAAGGTTCCAGTAGATTCACGTTGGAATGATTTTCTTGTGATGATGGTATTTCAATTAGGTTTAACTAAAACACGAGGATTTAAGAAATTCCTTGCTGCGTTAAGTACTGGAAACTACGCAACAGCAATTATCGAAGTTAAAGACAGTCTTTGGTACAGACAAACACCTCAGCGTGTCGATGACATGATTGCTTATGTTGTTAGAGGGTGATTCATGGACTGGATAATGTATAACCCTCAAGACTGGTCATTGGATGATGTACCGGAATATGCCGCCTTTGTCTATCTAATAGAGTTCCCTGATTCTGGTGAGTACTACATTGGTGTGAAACAAACATATCAGAAACTAAAGCATATCAATCAACGTAAGTCTGATACGAAGGAAAGTAACTGGTCTGTATATAACTCAAGCTCAAAGACAGTAAAACAGTATATTGAAGATGGTGAATATCATACCAAGAGAATTCTATGGTGTTTCCCCACAGTACAGGAAGCTGCATTGGTTGAAACTGCGTTAATCAGTATCTTCGGATCAGACAGTCAATGTCTCAATAAGGCAATTATGACTAAAACTCGTTTGATTAAGAATAATGGCAGTACTACGAAGATAATTCAGGAGATACTTTCATGGCTAATATAAATGGCAATTGGAATGTTAATCCCCAAAACATTGCTAATCAATTAAATCGGAATGGTCAACAATGGGGTTATCAATTTAATAGTGAATTAACCCGTAGATCTAAACTCATATCAGAAAAGATACAGAATGATATCAGTACTAAGGCAAAAGGTGGTGCCGTTGGTTTCACGCAGAAAGCGATTAGATTTACGTCTAATAATAGTCGTTCATCAAATACCGTTTATAACAACATTACAGTACAGAGAAATCAGGCGAAGTACTTACGATTCGTATTAGGTAGTAGTGAAAAAGCAGGTGAGAAAATTATTCCTACTGCTAATGCAAAACTGACAAAGGAAGGGAACATACAGGGATTACGCCCAAGATTGAAATCGGGACGTTATAAGACCGTTGAGAAGAGTGGACGCAAATACATCATTGATACTAAAACTCCGAAACGTAAATCACGTACAGAACGGGTTATTGGTGTCATTGCTGCTCGTAAGAGAAAGCAACTGTTCGATTTTTACAAACAAAGCAGCAAGTACGCAACACAGGAATTCAACAATATGAAAGGGAGTTTTACGTTTAGATGGAACTAAATGAATACATCAATCAGTTCCCATGCTACCCGCATGAAGAACTACAAAATCAGCAATTACACGGGGTAGTACCGTGTTCAACGACATATCCCTACGACAAGGTTTATGCAACTCACAAACTCATTAAGAAGAAAGTACTGAAAGATGGTGGCGATCTACTGGCTATCAGTTTTCTTAAAGGGTCAGAGCCACGCTTAGAAGTAGGAGAAAAGACACAATGGGAGGAATTGGGAATTGTTCATGACGTTCAGGTACTCATGTCCTTCCCATTACAACATAAAGGATATCGGGCGTGGTGTTACATCGTCCAGAAAATGGAGGCAGTAAATGTTATGGATAACGGCGATCATTGATTTGGTCAAAAGTGGCGTGGGGTACTTCACCAAGCGTCAACAATCAAAAGACGAGTTACAGGCACAGAATAGTCATGAGCAGAATCAGATCACCCTTGAAGAAACACGTAAGGGCTTCACATGGCGTCAGGGGCTAGGCTGGGTACTTACTTTCATTGTTCTCTGGAACTACGTCATGGTGCCATTGTTGGCATTAATGGGCGTTGTTCTACCAGTGTTGCCTTTGGATGAAGTATGGAAAGTGTTGTTAGTACTGATTGGTAGTTAG